ATAGATCTGTTCGCCAGGTGGAGGGTTAATTCTCAAGAGCACATCAATGTGATAAAACGGTTCGTAATCGGTGAAACGAACCCCATCACCATCCCGACGAACAACCTCCACCCACCGATCAATATGCCCCACCGAGAAACCGGTACAGTCTCCGGAGAGAGATGTATCAATATGACACCATCTAAGCTTGTTTGGATTAATCCGTGGAATGTGCCCCGTCTCAATAAACCCCCCTGGAATACGCCGCTCGAACTCCTTGCACATCTCTCCCCATTTGAACTTGCCAGGGCCACCGGCTGTCCACTCACCCATTGAAAACGCATGTCTCACACGATCATCAGCACAACTATCCACAGCTTCCACTCGCTGAATGTATGCCGAGATCGCCTGCGTCGAAATGCCACCAATATCACGAAGAGCGTTCTCGATGTCCGTCTCGAAGTCATTGAGATATTCAATCGGGATATCAATCAGCCACGCATCATTGTCCCTTAGATAGTCATCAGTAACATCATCATATTCGTCCTCCTCCAGTATCCGAGCCTTCATCGAGGACGAAGAACAGACGACCCAGAACTTCTCTCCGCAGAAATCCGTCTCAGGTTTGGCCGTCCATGGGGTGTGGTCGCGCACGAAAACATTCGGATCATTCACGCTCTCTTTTATCTTGCGCTCAGTAAAGCTCTCCAACGTGGCCGCAGACGAAGCGAGAATAACCATTCCAGGAAAGTCCCCACCGGCCTTCTGGAATCTGGATTTGATCCGGCGCAGAAGATTCCGGTAAACTTTTTCAACAGGATCGAAGTGGGCCGCCGTCTTGCGCTGACCAATCGTCGTGGTGATCTGCTGAGAACGACGTACAGGTGGAAAGTTGGTCTCGTCCAGCCCAACTGCGAACACGTTAGACCCGAGTATTCTTTCCGATCCGTATGACCCAATGATCACCTTTATATTATTGGGGAAAACAGTGCTCTCTTTGGATATCTTAGGAGCGAACTTCTCCATAAAATAGATCGACTCGCGGACCTTGTCATCTACGGCAGTCTTCATCACCTCCCGGGCCAGAATCAAGTTCTTGGAGATAAGAGGAATCACCATATCGGTACCGGACGACAGACCGAATGTCTTCTGTGGATTCACGAGGCACGATAACTCGTACAGCACCCTACACAGAGCAATAGACAGCACGAAGGTGTTGTGAACAATGATTCCGTGAGCTGCAAAGTTTTGTGTCCCTGGCACCTCGATATCGTACACCGGCTCTAGAACTTCACTTTGGTCATAGCGCTCAACGCGATCCCAGAACACATTTCCCCACCACGAACACCAATCAGGGAGATCATATTTCTCGGCAAACCGCACAAAAACACCGTGCCCCATCTGCGATTTCATGGCAGGACGTGGCCACCATGCTGCACGGGGGAACGGCCCTATTTCATTCCTTAGTCGCTTCATCACTGTTCTGTTCATCGGTGTGATGTCCACATTGGAATTCGGCTTCACGAACTCAAGTTCACGAACGGCATCCCTGCACGCATCCTCCTTCCCTAATACCTCTCCGATCGATTCCACGAACCTCAGCACGTTATCACTTCCCAGGATCGACAAAGACCATGCCTCTGATGTCCGACTCTCACCGTCGTGCGAGTACGTCATCATCCGAGGCCGCACCCTTGAATGAATACCAAATCGCAACATCAACTGCTGAATGTCGAAGATGAATTTTTCGCTGGCAAGGGCAATCCCCACCTCCCAGTCACCGCCCTCCCTGCGACAAACCCAGCCATCACACGCCCATACCCTATTAAAAAACAACGCAAGTTGCCGATCATCAAGTCCATAAAATCCAGCAGGCACCCTCTTTTCAGTCGCCTTCTTGTGCAAACCATACTTCTCACGCATCCAAAGCGTAGAGAGCGGTCTAACCGTCCACGCACTTCCGGCGTTCTCAACGAAAGAACACCCTCTCCGCCCAGATCCACCGAACGCCAACCTCGCCGTCACGCTTTCAAACTCACAATGAATTTCAAAATTCTCGTTAGTGAAAGCCATACTATTTGTCGTGGTTCCTCCATCGGTCAGCATGTACGCAACCCACATCACCTCATCGTCTGACACGACAGGAGGCGATGATGGTGCTGGCATCTCACGCGCAGTGGCAACCAGATCGCCGGGACGCAGATCGCCAACAGCGACGTACCCATCCGGCGTCAACACAGGATGATCAGGAGAGAGGCCCAGCCTCTTTCCGCTCGCCAATGTCAGATCACCACACTTCTTTAATCCGCTCTGCACCACGACACATCCGCGCTCACCCGTTACTCGACCATCAAATGAAGCACAAGCGGACCCTCCAGTGGCCAGTGTCGCATCTTTTACATTGACCCTACTGCCTCTCACGGGATCGTAGATCTCCGTATCCCCACGGAGACACTTACCAACTCCGATCCCGCCTGTCAGCACCACCTCTCGGTACGGGAAGTCAAAAAGATCGATCAAATCCTTCCTCAACTCCGGATACAGCGTCGAGCACGACTCGCCCAGATAATAAGGATCTTCCAGGAACTGTTCCATGGATACCGGTCGCGTATGGTACCGGTGTTCGATCATTGTCTCGGTGACCAATATCTGCTCTTCTGGGTCGTCGTCGAGCATCCCAAACAGCAAGTCTTGTTCTTGATGAGTCAATGTAGAGATGATATCACCAGCCCGATTTTCGATTTCATCTGGGGTAAGCACAGACTTCTTGCGCCCGTGTTTGTTGGTGATAATCACCCTATTTCTTCTTTCTGGTGTTGTTGCTCGTTAGGCGACTCTTCACATTTCCTCGAACACTCGGCTTCCTTGGTCCAGGTGGAAGATTTGGCTTCGGAGCCCTGCGAATCGGCTCCATCTCCACCTCTTTCTCCTTTGGTGGAGGTGCTGGAGCTTCAGCCTCTTCCAGATCGTCATCTTCTTCTTTTCCGTCATCGTCATCGTCGTCCGTATCCAAAGCCTCCACGCGCTCGTCCATCCCCTCATCAGGCTTGCTAAAGTCCTCGCGTACATCACTCCAGTCCGGATCCTGTGGGGCTTCCTCCTCATGGTCTGCCCCGTTGTCACCGTCAAACTCGTCGGGCACGTCGTCGGCGTCTGTGGCCTCGTACTCAACGTCCACGATTTGTGACTCATCATCTTCAAGATTCATGTGATCCCCTAACTGCATTGGAGTTCCGTCTTGATTGCGAAGATTCCCGGCCCGTTTGATAGCCCCAAGAGCAGCCAGTACGCGCCCGCGAGACACGGGATCCTTGAACGCATCCGACGCCCCAGCCCCGTATTTGTTTTTGATGTATTCGACACGCTCCGCCGAAACCGTGATCGTGCCCAAGTCCCGCGATCCCACCAATCCCAGGTCCATCTTGATGCTGTGGATCCTGGTAATGATCGACTCCATCCGTTTGTCAATTTTGTCGACCTGCGGGTTGATATTTCCGGTCATCCGCTCCTCGGCATGGAGCACGTCGAATCGATACTGCTGGGCGTTATACTGATCCTCCAGCCGCTCCAACTCCTTCATCTTATTGGCGAACTTCTTCTCTGCGGTGGCGAACACACGAGGGAGCGTGGAATGGATCATTCCACCCTCTCGCATAGACTGCCTGAATCTCTTTAACATTTCGATCAGAGATGAACGTTTGACGTCGCGGTACTCGTTCATCCTGCTCTGGATAAAATTCGCTACCGCAGATGGAGGATACCCTGCATACAGCATCTCTTCGACCTGAACATAGCATTTTAGACTACGTATTCTCTTGAATTTGTCGATCGATCTGCTCGCTGTCTCAGCCTTTACGCAGCTTCCCATCAAACACACCTAGCAACTTCCTGCGATTGCCTTTCCCAGGCAACGCCTTCAACCGTGTACCGTTTATCCTATCCGCTTTCGGAGTTTTTTTCCACCTCCCATTTTTTTCCACCTTTAATTTGTCCACCAGGATGTTGATCCGGTTTGCAGCACGCTCCTCCGCTTCCTTCTGATCCTCTAGACTCTCAGGTTCATCACCCATAAGCCCAACGAACTGCCCTGTCTTTACCCCAAGCACATCCAACATCAACTCGTCGTACCCAACGCTGGCCACGCAGTAGTAGCTCGGAACATCCTGAAGAGCATCGTCCACTCCGATCCGAGAAATCCGTGTCTCACATTGAGAATTTCCAGTGACTGACACCTTGCCGTTCCTCCTCATCACCAGCGTTCCAAGTTCATTATTCAGACACCACACTCGCTTGCCGGGACTAACAGACTCATCCCGCCTAAATGAATTCTCCCGCATCGGACTGTCCTGAAGATATGCATCCTGCCTATCGCTAATGTAAATATCATAGACAATATTGCCAGCAGACGTCCTATCCTTTCTTGTTGAAATGTTTGCACAAAAACCTCTCCGAACACAAAGAGACTGCAGTCTCTCAAACATCACGATATTCGTGTTCGTTATTCTCCTGACAGACGAATCCCATTTCTTCTTTGCTCCGTCTCCAAGCCAAAGACCATGAATAAAACACTCCAACTGTTCTCTGGTGCAACCTTCAAGAAGCGGACTCATATTCTTGTCGAGATAACGACGCAGGTCGCACCAACCCTTCAAAGGCTTATCGCGATCCAACCTGCTACGCCTCGACCCAGTCGGGATTCCATACCAAAGCATCCCTCGGATACGATTAACCCACCACTGAACCCCTGCCCCGTTGAGAATTTCAACGATATCCTTATTCCATGGTTGATGCTCAGCCTGGTAAATCGTGACCTGCCTACCGTTGAAGTTCCCATCGCTCACAAAAAGACCTATCAGTCTCAACTCATCATCTGACAGGTCAACACCAGGGGCATCCTGTATACCGCACACTGGAACATACCGCCTCTTCACACCTGATAATTTTTCAGCCGTCCCAACACCCCACTCAGATCTCACCGTTCCTTCCGTCGTCCTTCTGTTGCTTCTGTACACCATTCTGTGGTCACCAGTAACAAGCAGGTCGAGAGTTACAGAATTTATCCGGTACATTTCCTCGTCGTCACCAAGTGAGCGATCCACCTTACCCAAAGCAGGAATCCATCTTATTCTCCCACTATCAACCTCAAACCCAGCCACCAGATCACCAACGGCGACATCATCAACGCCTCTGAACCCGTCTTTTGTCAAAACCTCTGTTTTCTCATCAAAGCAATGAATAGCAGGTGACCAGTCCAGTTCCCCAAACACGCACATTGTTGCTCTATGCTGAAGGCCATCCAGCCCAGCCGCAGATCTCAAGCTCAGCAGCCCGAGGTCTGTTTTCCCATCCATGAACCGACGTAGATTCACATCCTTCTGCGCCGTCGTCTGCCTGCCAGTAAAAATGGCAGGTTTGAATTCCTTCAGTCTCTCCTGAAAAATATCGTGAACATCATGATGCCAAGCATACACCAAAGGACGCTCTCCACCCTCAATTAGGCTCGCCACAAACTCAGCAACGTACTTGGCCTTCGCCACACCAGTCGCCTTGCGAGACTCGCGCTCAATCATACGAGCCATCTGCCCTTTCACATGAAACCGCGCTGTGTCGTATCCTTTTGCCTGCTGCTTAGCCGCACCAATCAGCTTGTCATACATGGCCTCGTCATGATGCAAATCCTCGATCTTCCTCGCTATCTTGGGCAGATCAATCGCCACCTCATCATCAGAAGCTCGGCGACGCAAAAGTAGTCCCTCGCGAGACAAGTGACCGTTCAATGCCTTCGGGTCAGATACTATCTTCTCGCCGTACCCCGTACACCACTCTCTCGTGAATGCCTCGTGGGATCCCAGAGAGTGAAAATCGATCGCGTTCATGACAGACCATATCTCTTGCCCATACCCGTACACAGGTGTACCAGATAGCCCCCACACATTCTCTGCTGCCTGGGATGCAAGCGATGCAGCCGAATACTTCGCTGTCCCAGTGTGCCTTAATTCCTGGACCTCATCAAAGATCACCGTTTTAAACCCACGCGCCAGGATTGTCTTTCTCCACCAAGAGATTAACCCGTAATGAATGATCGCAAACGGGGCGTCCGGGATCTTGTACGGCGTCTGCGTCTTGAGGATCGGGGCCAGCTTCTCGCCGCGCTTCGTCGCCAACTCAAACGGACCCATGTCGCGCTGCCCCTTCAGCCCAGGGAGATCGAACAGCGTGCCCACCATCCGCTGCCACTGCTTCTGGACGTGGGTTTGGCAGACGATCAGGACAGGATACTTGTTTGCCGTCGCTGCCGAGGCCAACCCGCTCCACGTCTTACCAAGCCCCATCCCATCCCCGAGAACACAGCGACGATTGGACGTCAAAAAAGTAACAGCCGACTCCTGAAATGGATACAAATCTCCAAGAAAGTCCGCTGGAGGAGTTGTTCGACGACGATCCGCCCCTGACACCCTTTTGTTAATCTGGTCTATCGCGCTCTGCCGAGCATCGTCCAGAACGGATCGACACTGGTCAATATTCACAGGGAAACGCATCAGGAGCCAGTTAAGATCGGCAATCTCCCGGCGCGTAGAATGAAATTCCAAATACCCGCCGCCGCCCCTCGTTACCCGCGCGCCTGGGAATATCCTCTTCGCATACTCCAGCAGAAGAGCCTCTCCGCTCAGCCGGAACATGTTCAGTTTATCAATAAACACCAGCTTGCCGTAGATGTGCCCATCCATGCTCGGCTCTTTGAGGTAATCAGGGACCATCATATCCGGAACCTCCGATACAGATGACAGGATAATAACATGAATTAATCTCCGGCATTTTCGGCCTCTCGATTTTTAAATCAAGGGGTAGCAAAAACGAAGTCCTGTCAAACGAATCCACCCCAAACACCTCGGCCATCCCACCGTACATCTTGATAATCAAGGGGCAAAGCCTGAGAGTATTCACGTACGCCCTCACCTTCGAAACGTACTCGGCCCTGCTCTTTGCCGCTTTTTCTGCCATTTCCATCAGATCCTCAAGATTCAAAACACTCTCATCCCAGGATCGCACATCGGAATACGTATTCCTTTCACCCGTTTTGTTGTTCATATCGTCAGTCCCCAATTCTTCGCCAGCGCCACGTATTTAATAGGCTTCCCGTGCGCCTCTTCTATATGGTAATGCAGCCCCCGCTCGCTCACCAGGACAACCGTCTCAACCATCTCACTAGATGCGTAACGGGCCACCTGAGAAGCCACAGACTTCGCATTAGGCTTCCCTTTCTTCACCTCGACGGCCACAGCGCCCTCCACGAGCAAGTCCACCCTGCAACGCGGGGCAATGGTCACCTCGCGTTCATAGGCCAACCCTGCGCCCTCCAGGGCCTTTATAATCGCCACCACAACCTCAGACTCCAACCGGACCACTGGGATACGGATGCTTCGAGTGGCAACCAAGACTCGATCAACGAGAGAGAGTTCGGGTTCGTGGGTCATCAGCCCTCCTGGAACGAACTTGAGTTCGCGCTATTTCTTCAACGATGACAATTTACTATGATCGACCGCCACGAAATTACGCATCGGTCCAAGCCTTAGATTCATTCCACAATGAGGACACGGATCCCCAACTGCACCAATGTCCTTCTGGGGATCCAGTTTGCAGTTCGCGCACACCACCTCAAACACCGCAGCAATGGCACCAAACCCTGTCCTCTCATCTATCCCGAAGAGACCATTCAGCACCCCGAGAAAGCCAACTTTGTAAACTTTCCTGCCGCCAACTTCTACCGGCTCGTCATCCTCCCACACGTCGTGGACGGCCCCTGGGATTTGATCCATACTAACCTGGATCTCCTCATCTTTGGCCAATTCATCATTACAAGGAACCTTTGCTGCTCGCAACGCAGCCATCGCCTCCGGATCAGCCTTGACCGCCCGATTGAGAACATTCAATGCGTCAGCGATACTGATGTTCTTTCTAATAGTCACTCCGCCACCTTACAGAAGATTTGCACCCAGTCATGACCATTGGAGCATTCGGAAGATTAACATGGTCTTCATCTTGCTTCACCAAGGGCCTGTCCAAGATTTCATCGATCCACCCCATCATCTCGTCGGACATACCTGTGCCGATCTGTTTCATCAGCGCCGCCTTGAGATTGTCACGCTGGTAGATCACCTCGGCGAGCTTGATACCTGTCGACTCTTGGATCGCCATTTTGTGTGTCACAAATTGAGACCGAACCAGCCGCAATTCCTCCCGGACCTCATCCAGTTTTTCGCGAAGCAATTTATTGTCTTCGTTTTTAGACGACGCCTCTGTTGCCAATCTAACAAACTCGTCACGATTGATATGAACGCGCTCCCCCCCATCAAAACGGGCATCCATCAACACGGCAACCAACGTGGACATCCCTATCTGCTTGCGCTTGAAATCATGCCGCTCATCAGACAACTGTGTCTCCAGTTCTCTGATATGCAACCCGAGCTTATCATTTTCGTTCTGCAAATCTCTCTTCTCCAGCAATACACGCCGAACATCCTGTCCCACCACGTCCTCTTTTGACTTTTTTTCTTCGTCTGACATCACAATCTCCTTTGTTCCTTTATTTTCTGCAGGCACTCCCACGCATGCTTATTCCATCTTGCATCGATCAACGCATTGTGCGCGCCATCTGGATCCTTGGGCAACTCAGAACGCTCCACATTCATCCAGAACATCTCCTGTTTAATGTCGAGCGTGTACCAGGGCATCCCTTTGGGCAGATCGATCATCATCCCGAAGATCCAGCACAGGAGGACGTGATCGTAGTCGGCGTAATAGCCCCACAGCTCGACCGGATCTTCTTTGCTAGGCTTCAAGAAGTCTAACAAAGCACTTCGGATCTCGGGCATGCGCTTCCAGGCTGGATTGTACCCACATGCGATGTCGCCCTTGTCTGGCAATTTGCAAATGACGTTTTTACGCACCCACTCGTTCGCCCTGCTCATGTCAGCGTCTAGATTGATCGCGTAGAACTCGCTATTATCCTCGCCAACCACACCGATCGATATCATCTCCAGAAAACCGGGCTCCTCCATAAACTCAAAATCGTAAAAAAACCGTCTACTCATCGTACTCCTCCCATTTCGCAATCACGGGCTGAACCTCAATATTCTCCCGCTCTTCTTTATCGGTCACGCCGCCCCAGAAACTCTCCCCAGATGAGCAATACACGTCGCTGTTGTTCCCCATGGCCCATCTAATCTCCGGCCCAGGAACATTCGTCGAACCAACCGCTTCAAACTGTCTATACTCCGTTTTGAAGCACAGACTGTCGCCGTGTAAGAAGAACCCAGGCGGACACTCCCGAATCGAGCAAGGCCAACCATCCGGCTCAAGAATCAACCGTCTCATCTGTTGCCTTCCGCGAACTTGAGTTCGCAACCTTGAGTTTGCATACCGGACACCTTTCATCCATCCTTGAATACCGATCCCCGCATGATCGGCACGTCTCTATCGCCTCATCCTGTCGATGCAGCAAATCCAACAATGCCTCTCGCGCTTTGGCTCGCGGAACAACTTCAACATCCCACCCTGGAGTCAGGAACAGAACCGTCACGTTCTTCCCGGTGGACTTATTGACCTCACGGATCCCCTTTCGGAGCCTATTCCACAGCGCCTTCTGCCACTGGTAGCTCGGCTCTTCCACCCGGATGACGATCAGATCGCCGTCTCCCAGGTTGTGGGACTCGGAGTTCTCCTCCAGCCATGCCCGGATCTCAGATTCCTGCCCCATGCTCCATCTCCTTGATTTGGTGTGCCGTATTGATGAGTATTTTCATCAGTTGTGGGCTCATCCCAAAACGCACCTTATTCTTCCGGAGGCTTTCGAAAATATCCCCGTCGCCACGTTTTACTGCCGCCATCCAGTCGCAAATCATCTCAACTATCGCAAACAAACCCATGTCTTCCAGGTCGTCTCCGTGCTCGGGATGATGATCGTTGTTCGCGTAGTGGTGTTCCAGCGCCGGTCCCATGTCCTGCAACACAACCTTGTACTCAGGAGATCCGTACGTCAGTAGCCGCAACAATGGCGTCACCCTGATAAATGTCTCACGCTCCGGATCCTCCATTTTTGAAGCATCGTGAACCATAGCTCTCCGTAAAAGCTCCTGCGCGAACATCATCATTATCTTAGACACCTCCTGCTGGTGCTTGCGTGTCTCGGCCTCGAAGAATAGTTCCTCTTTGCTCATATCTTCATTCGATTTCGTCATAAAATTCTCCCACGTTAATAGCCTGCGGAACAAAATCGAGAGATCCCTCTTCAATAACATCCACGCAAGTCTCGTTGATTCTAGGACGATATGTCCTGACGAACAGAAATCCATCCTTCTCCATCGCCCACACGGGAACATTGAATTTGTCCCACTCTGGAAGGAACCCGCTATCCTTCGGCCAGCACAAGATCCACATCTGGTTGTGCTTGTCGGTCCATTCCTTCGCTAGAGGCATATGACCAGCACGATTAAAACCAGTCGGAAGCCCTATAGCAAAACTGCCAATCTGCGGCGACATAGTACCAACGACATGATTCCTACAACCTGCAGCCTCGCCCCATTCAATCGGCTTATAATGCCCACACGTCGTGTCCATTCCTGAAGCACATCCAGGGCACACGAATTTCTTAATCATCTCAACATCATTCATCCGTCAACTCCTCAGCAGCAACAAAAACGACTCAGTCTTCATATCGAATGGTCACAGTTAACACTTTGTCGTCTTTCTTCTTCTTGACCTTCTCCGCCCAGGCCATAATCGTCCCTGTCCTGGTGTCGGAATCAAACACGCGCACCTTGTCATAACGAACCTCGCGGCAGTTCCATCCGTAGAGCGCAGTGGCGATGATTTTCTTAGGTTCCATTTCAGCCCTCCACCGGATTTACGTCGAGCACGATGAGGTGCATGTACTGCACGTCGCTGACCTGCCTGGAGTAACGATGGTACGCCTTTATCTGCTCGCGCTCCCTGCACGTCACATCGACCGTGACGCAGACGTACGGCTTGCCCGTCTCGGGATCCCATTCGATCTCCGCCTTGGGATCACCAATCACCTCGAATGCCTTCCTAGCAGCCTCTACGTGCGCATCGACAGCATCTTTCCACTTCGAAGCCCCAGCTATCACCCGTCGATTGTGCCGCATCTCACGCTTCAACTGCTCGTTCCTGCTCTCCATCGCTTCCCTCAACTCTTCAACACCGATCATATCATCCTCCTTACACACCTCAGTCAGGTGGTTATTTAGCAATTCTTTTTTTCTTCCTCGTCCAATAACTTCTCTACGTACCGCCATACTCTCATCATCAAGTCAACAACCGGAGGCTCGATAAACATCATCGCAAAACTCTCGTCCTGGGGCCTCAGATCACTGACCGCATCAATGGCAAGCCTCCGCTTCCTCTTCTTCCAACATTTGAGACCCTCGTCCATCTCCCACCCGTGAGCCTGAAGTGCTCGAAATTTACACTCGAAGAAAACTCGCGATCTGACCATAACAGCATTGAGATCTCCATCACGCCAATGTCCATCTGTATAGATACTTAAGGCCATCTTCTTGGCTCGGACAGTGGCCACCTCATCTAACGCAACGGCCTTCTCTCTCCCTTCGAGTTCCACCTCTCCAGGAGTTCCAGCAGTGTCACTTGTCTCCACCCTGGCCCCTTCGTCCTCGCAGCTTCCAGGATCTGATTCACAGTCGGATTCGCCCCCACTCTGCTCCGAAACTCCGTCACACCTTTCCGTGCAAACCCCTCGATCAATGTCATCTGCTCCTGGCCTATAGTCTTCATTCTCAACCTCCGCTTGGTAAAGCAAGTCGTTAATCATCATGATAAAATTGGACACATCAGCGCATTCCTCGCGAACCGATCTGATATTCTCCAACTGGACATGCGCCAAAATGCGACCCTGACCATCGATCACCTTCGGAAGCACAAGAGACAATTCACGAACCTCATCGTAAACCCTCGCCAGGAGCGACCCAGGAAGATCTCTGGCCCACCCGCGCTCTCCGCGCAGTTTGTCGTGTTTTCTCAGCTTAGCTTCCTGCAACAAAGCCAGCCGAATCACCGGCTCCCGAATATCGCCAACAGTCAACTTCTTCATTTACTCACCTTCTTCTCAGCGCGTCGGATTCGCGCTTTGATCCGCTTCTCTTCAGCTGCCAAATCCTTCACGCGATGTTGAATATCGTCCAGAGCCTCTCGGCGGTAGCGAAACTGGCGCTCTTTGTTAGCGTACTGAAGGAGCACCTCGACAGGATCAAGTATTTCCTCGCAGTCCCGGCACTCTACACGCCGCAGCTTTGGATCCACCCGCACCCGGGTATGCCTGCACTCATTGATCATACGCGGCTTAATGTCGAGTCGCGCCGAGCCGAAGTTGCCAACGACAACCTCCGCCAGCTTATCTTCATCGCTCATGTGTACCCCTCAAACAAAACGGGCCGTAGAGACTTCTTCAAATAAAGAGGATGCTTTGGATGGCCAGCAGCAGTAATTCCGAAACAATACATCTCCATATCCTTCGCAGCCAACAACATTGCAACTTGGCGACCACGATCAAGATGGCCACCATGAGATCCCCAGCATAATACAATCAGATCACTCTGCTTTGCAACATCAATGATCGCGTTGTCATTGTCCGGACCAACCGGATCAGGCTCTGCCTTCATCACCTTCGGGTCAGTAGCCCGGAACGAGAAAATGTTCAGCATCACCATCCTGCCATACCCCCACGCCTTCGCATAGTTGACACAACGTCTAACAGTGGGGTCGTTCTTCTTTTCGTCAGCGGTCGACGGGTTGAGACCCACAAATACCGCGCAGCCCTTGGTGCTATCCCACTCGCGCCACAGCCTATAACGGTGCCGACGATCAATGCTGAAATCGGCACCTTCCCCCGCAACGTCGAGCAGGTCTAGCTGTCTATCAATGGAGTTTCTTCTCACACTCATGTCCTGGCCCCGGACCATGGTATCCGTACCGATGACAAGTCCCGATACTGTTCACTGGCAATTCTGCGGCCTCCCACACGGGAGCTTTTCCAGATCGAACTCACCCGTCATGACACGTACCGGGCAAATCGCCTCGCAGCTGTCTTGGCTTGTCCGAGTTTCTCTATCTTGATCTTGCCAGCCTTTACGAACGGGGTCTTGTCAGTCTTGAGGTACCGCTCCGCAAACATCATATCACCAATCCCAAACCCACAAGCTGCTCTGTGGCTCCAACCGTACCACTTCTGCTCTTCCTCATTAAATCCAATTGAACAACAATTGTTCACTGCCCCTTTTGGGTCGGCTAGTTGTACCTGCCTGATGCCGTGCTTGATGCACAGATAGCGAGCCATCTTTGCGTCCCCCATGTATTGCCCATTGAAGTCAGAGTAACAGCAGACCATATCCAGCTTGCCGTCGCCCCCATACGCAGAAGTGTCGCGCAACTCCCGGCAGTAGAAATACCCCGGATAGTGCCTGCAAAACAACGTCTCTATAACATTCGGCAAATGTTTAATTTCCTCTTTCTTAATCGTCATTTTCTGCCTCCATCGAATCATATGTCGCATCAAAGATATCCGGCTTGCACGGATATCTCTCACCTTGGACCCCGGTAATAATCCAGTCTCCAGGACAAACAATGTGTCCACCCTCCAGCGTATCAACCCATCCGTGACGACGCATAATCTCTCCGCACTTCTCACATTTTTTATCACCATCGCATTCCGGCCTACGATAGCGCCTTACAACCTTCCCCTCGGGTATGAACCCTTCCTTATCGTTCACATAGATAGGCTCAGAATCGTCCTCCGGATGATCTCCGTTCTTGAACCACTGCGTAGCATCAATTACAACCGGCTTCTTTCTAAACTTTGACATCTTTCGACACTCCCTTTTCATTAATAATCGACATTACCTGATTGCCCTTCTTCTTGATACTAAGCGACACGGCAAACAACTCTTCGGCAATCCACTTGATCGCCTGATCTCGCGTCTCACACAACCAAAGAGCATTGACTACGTGCACATTGCCATCCGACTTGAATGCCACTTGAGCCCTCTGGGCATCCCCTTCTTTCGTGGCAATAAAACGAAGGAAAACCACCTCCTTCGGACGATAGTCAGCCTCCCAGATCAGAGAGGGACTATCTGAACCAACATGCATTACCCACATCCGATCCCCAAACTCCATCGCTTTCAATTTCTCTTCACACATCATGAGCCTGCCTTTCCGCGAACTTAAGTTCGCTCTTCATTGCTGATTTCAACAATTTTCTGGACTATCTCGTTCGACCGCCCCTCACGCCTCTTGTTCTCCATGACTCCGTGCTCCTCTAATCTTGGGCTTAAATAACGACCTACGTAAGAGATTGATACTAGTAACAACTGCATCTTTAGGCCAACCCCTGTCACGGATGATATCCTCAATATCAGGAACAGGTCCTATTTGGGTATGTATCGAATTCCCTATTTCACTACCATTGCGCCATGCAATAAAATACGTGTACCACATCTAAACGCCTTCCTTTCTCATACACAGTCATCAATCCTCCTTCACAAAATCAGCATCATCTAAGGATCCTGCAAATACGTTACGTCCACGAAGATTCAACGGTGCCCCATTATCCGATGGCATAAACCATGATTCGCGTGGAACTGTGCCCTTCTGAACGTAGAAGCCGAACCTGTCCGAAAGCTGCATTCCACATGACTTACATTCCCAATGAACGATACTAGCTGGCGTAGGCAACAATTTTCCCATACGGTTTCCCGTACAGTTCTCCATGCACGTAATTTCGGAGCCGACCCTATTCATCGAGGCACCGCACTTGCACTTTCTGGTGTCTATCTCAACCATCTTTCGCCATCGGAACCTCGATGCCGCGCTTCACGCACTCACGCCTACTCTCACTATCGAACATAAGCTGCTCCCCTCTCCGCGTGACAATGATCGGCTCGCCCTCCGGGAACTGGTCGCCTAAGTTGCGGAGGATCTCCCCGACAATCTTCACGCCTCCCAGCCAGTAGACGTCCGTGTCCGGATCGTAGTTGAGGCCCCCGTCCCGAACCTCCATTATGCGCTCACGCGCAGCCTCATCGACCATCTCCCCGTACAGTGCGTCGAACTTGGTTCTCTTTGCCACAGTGTCCTCCTACCTGCGCCACCCGGCGCGATGGGCTGTGACGATTATCTCGCACAGCTCTCTTGCCGCGTCCCCGGTGAGCGCGGTGATGTTCTCTTCGCTCGAATGAAAGACGTCCTCGTGTGCGCCCTCGTCGGACACCGCGAAAAACCAGTCGCCAATCAGCGTCGCCCCGCACGACTCACACTCTCCATCGGGACCTTCATTCTCATGGCCGCACTCGTCGCAGGGGTGGTGCCCCATGCTCTCAACGTGAGCCAGGTACTTGTCTTCGGTAGTGAACGAGCAGTCGTCGTTCAAGTCCCCGTTCCATTTAAAATCAGTCGCCATCCAGCCCTCCTAGTCGTCTGCTATTGCCTTATCGACATCCCATCTCAGTAACCAGCATCTGCTCATCATGAAATCGGCTGCGTCCACTCGCTCACGACCATAGAGTTCACTAATAGAATCGCCAATGATCTCACAAGCCTCTGCGAGAGTGTCCCTGGTGATATCTCTATCGCACGTCGGGCGCTCTGGACAAACGGGACACTGGACTTTTTCCGGCACCTGTGAACACTCTGGAAACACCCTATCCCCTCCGACTACCGTCAACCCGACTCCAATGGTCAGCGTCAGGATAACACCTAACGATATCAACAATGAAGTCGCTGTAAGAACAACCCCCAGCGATATAACCACCATTGCCCTTGCTCCTTCAGCCTTCTTGTTTTCCTGTTCTCGTTCTTGCTCTTCATTCATCTAGTCCTCCTTTATTATTGCAGACATTTCCAGTTTTATTCGTGACTTCTTCTCCCGGTACACCACCTCGATCAGATCGCGGTGAATCACCTCGTCTCCGTCCAATTTTGAGGACGCATGCGCGTAGTACTTTAGCTGTCCCAGCTTCTGCCGGTCGGACAGGATTGCCAGCGCCCCACGGATCGACGCCGTGTTCCAGTTGTGAACCTTCTCTGAAACCACCGGAGCCTCATCCGACCCTATCTTAAAATTAGATCCGACCATGTCATCCTTCCTTTACAACTCTAGACTGACGATGCTTCCGCCACTTCTCGAACGCCTCCAGAAGACCAACATCACTGGGTCGCAGATCAAAAAGACCATTCGTTTCATCGAACTCGATTTCGGAACCAGTAATCTTCCGTGCCGTGCTTCTTCGTAAACCCACGATGGTACATCAGTCCACACCCAGGGCAATGATATGTGTTGTACGCAGCAACTAGCCGGTTGGGGATCTTCGTAAAGCCGCGCAGGGTGTACTCGCACGATACATCCCCGTCGATCCACTCCATCTTGCCGCCGCACTTACACTTCACCCCGAAATCCCGCGCAGGATGATGTCATTTTTCGTGATCTTGCGGACCCTGAACCTGCCGCCATTCACCTCGACGATCTGATTGACACGAAATAGTGCCACGCCCTTGCGGACCGCCGTCCCGTTCCCATGGACCACGCCTTCGACTTCACCCTTTTTCAGCTTATCGTAGATCTCCTGGTTGATCATCTCCATACGACCCGTCTCCGGATTCTGCATTTATCTCCTCCTTATGTATCCATCCCCAGACCTTTTTGGCCCAGCGTTTTCCCTTCCAACGGCGGACATGAAACCCGCTCACGGACCCCGGCTGAAACTCCACCCGATCAATGGTGCTGAAATAATGACAGTGCGAGTTCTCCTCGATCGTCTTCCGCATTGAAATCATAAACCCAGCCGTCCCCTCCACCAGCAATGGTGGACCTACCCAGTAGCATTCTTTGCCCCTTAGACGGTACGACAGCGCCCTCACATGCCTCGCGTAAGTCTTCGGCGGAGTTCGGCACGAGTTCATCCCCAGGGACACCACAACGGCATCCACGCGGCTCTCCGCGAGGTACATCTCGAAGTCGGCATCCTTGGCCCAGGAACTTGCACGACCACCAATAGTTGCCTTGGTCGTGACGTGCGCCCCGGCATCCTCGAATCTCTTCCGAAGCCCCATCTCCAGACCCGATCCCTCTCCAACGAGAGAATCGCCCAGGATTAGGATGTCCTCGTTTTTCCACCGGGAAACGTCTCCTGCCAACGCAATGCTGACCGCCAGCATTATCGCCACGCACATTACCATACTCAACCGCGTCATCTCAACACCTCTCTCTCAGTACCTAGCGTTTTGCCGTCGAATCATATCGGCCCACGGCTCGTCGTAGAGCACCTTCTCGATCTCGGCGAGACGCTCCTCGATCGACAGCGCAGCCAACCCGGCAAGATGCATTCTTTTTTCCTTGTCCGCCTTCTCGGCTCGGCACTGGCCACACACCGATGGAGGCGGATAACCAGATCCCACTGGCTCATACTTTGTCTTCCCACACTCCAAGCAGGTTATTTGCACAATCATTGCCATCTCAATCCTCCTCTTGCGAACTTGAGTTCGCGTTCACTATCGAAGTGGTGGCCCCAAGACAAAAGAAGGTTACTTACGAACCGGCTTGTCGAGCTTCTTTCGGCCAACTCCTCCACACTCCTCACAAGGCACACCCTTTTCAAAACCACGCGTCTCGCACTTCGTACAGTCCTCGTGCGTAGCCATGATCCCGTGACGCAACATATAGGCCGCAAGATCACCGGCCATCTCTTCTATCACGGCCTCCTGCTTGAGAATCTTATCCGTCAGACCGACTTGCTCCGCATCTAGCCGTTGGCTATTCTCGACCTCCTCCTGGATCCGGTTCCCGAACTCGTGCTTGGCATCCATCCAATCAGCGACGTGAGCCTCAGCCTTGCGCTCTGCAAAGTCCAGCCTCTTCTCCAAATCATAAATCCTGTCCCGGCGCTCCTCGGCAATCTGCAGGGCATCATCACGGCGCTTCCGGACGATCTCAAGTTCGTTAAGCACCTCAAAATACCTCTTCACGAAACCATCCAAATGCTCGGCAGACTTCAAATCAACACGCACTCCTTCGGAGGTCTGGTTGTCTCCAAAGCAGTACACGTTAAAAAACTCTTCAATAAAACCAAGGTTTCCTGTAGCTACTTCATCCCGTAACTGCCTAAGATGTCCAAGAAGTTCATCGAGAACAAACCTGTTCTCGCTGCTCAATCTCATGTTCCTAATCGAATTCTCAATATTGATACGCATGTTCATGTTTCCTCCTACAAGTACTTCTTCAGCATCTCCACAACTATCTTGGAAACATTGAGGACGTACTTTTTGTCATTCTTTTCTAGGGCCTGGAGCGCGTCCCGATGATCCTTGAGAAAGTCCCCCCGAGCATCATCAATGAAGAACCTGATATACTCCCCCAACTGTGACGGTTTATCAATCTCCCCCTCCTTGGAAAATATGCCCTGCAGCCTCTCATCGGTCAGGTAGGACTCGAACTCATCACGGACAACCTGGACCTCGGGAGCAATTTCCACCGGAGGTTTCTTTGCCTTGGCTTGCTGTTTTTCCTTAAAGTCCTCGCCCTTCTTCTTGATCATAAAGACCGACCCCTGCTCGGTGGAGAACATCTTGTGCAGTGGCTTAATCACCACGCCTTCGCACAGGTTCTTCCCAGCCTGAACATCACTTGGCCCCTCCCGAGAATCAAAAGCAATGTCAAACTCCATCGCCTCCTCCAAACCATCGACCGTCGCCATGATTGGAACAAGAAACTTCTCCAACCCCAGAATTTTCATGATCTCGATCATGTCGCCTGATGGCTGCATCTCCTCGTCCTTGCAGAGATCATAAAACAGGATCCTTTTCTCGGGACCGTAATCAACACCCTTCTGGACACCAGCACCGAACAACTCCCCGTACAAATGGTAGGTCGCATCGTCGAAGACCGCCTTGTCACTCCAGGTCCTAATCAAATTCTTGTAATCATCTCTTCCCAGGATGCCACGGGACGGGATTACGCTGCTCCTAATCCCCTCCCATTTATAGATGGAGTCTTTAATTGCTTCTGTTTCTTTTGACATTATTCTACCTCTCCTTTTTTTTAACCCTTCTCAAAACAATGTCCTTCTTTTTTATCCTGTGGACGCGAAACAGGCTCCCTTTTAATTCAATCTCTTCTCCAACTCGAAAAGTCACTGTCCCTGCTGGAATTTTTGACACGTCACTGAAAAAAGCACCTCTTGCATATTGCCCTTCTTGCAGCTTTTCGATTTGGTTGTACAAATCTTCTGATATTCCTTCGAAATTTTTCGTTTTATGATTCTGCATTTTCTCTCTCCTTATTCCGTCTTATTGTATAAAACTTCCCACCAAGACACATATCAATACCTGTCTTAGCTTTGTATTCTATTTCTTGTCTATGACACCAACTGCAAAAAATCGAAGTGGCCACAAAACCTACCAAAATACCAATTACAAAACATTCAACCATCATACACTCTCCAACTTCTCTTCATACCAAGGTCCCTAAACCTCACCGCATTCACTACATCGCGGCCAACCGTCATAACCCGCATGAACGTCGTCCCCAGACTGAACGGTGTCTGTCGAAAAGCACCTGGGACACTGCTTATAGGTATCTATCGCCTCTTTGTGCGGCATCTTGTCTATCTTCTTTTCCAGGCACATGTGTTCCCTGTTAGCGTCCTCCTTGTTGTCAAAGAATTTGGTACCCGCTTTCAATCTACTTTTATACCAAAACAGATTCCCTTCCTTAACAAAGAAATCCTCACACGCCTCCTCAAATGTCCTAGCAACTTGTTTGCCGTGGAGTCTTGCTGAGCCTGACTTGCCACAACCGGCAAAGTTATAGCTTTCCTGCCAAATCTCGAAAGTTGGCCACTCCTCGGCGCTTAACGCTTTTTGCTCCTGTAGAGCGGCACGCAGATCAGCCTTCAGTTTTTCGACTTTAGTATTAACTCCTCGAAGTCGAGGAGATTCTTTGATTTCTTTTCTACCTGTTCTACTTACCATCAACATCACCCATCTGCACGATCCACGAAAGATTTTGAATTGCATCGTCGACAATCGTTCACAAACCTCCGCATCCAATAATGCGACAATCGTTTCGCCTTCTTGGGATCATTCGTATAGCCCCAGTCAACACCCCCCTCACCCGGAATCTCAGAAACATAATGAATACTATTATCCCCCAAGAACCTGCTGCAAATATAACTATCCACTCTTGTTTTCATCGCTTCCTCCATTTAAGAATGATGTCGCAGGACTCCTCGGGGGTTCCCACATCCCGCACATTCAGTGGCCACAACTCCCGACACTCGCTCGATGTACCGTCGCCGTTGTCCAGCCACACCTCCGTGTCATCACCCATCCCATTCACCTCGGGCAGATCCTTGACCCACTTTTTGAGCTGGCGA